TTTTATCAAATCCTTCGATTGCACTTCTTTGATTTCCATTTCTGGGCTGTAGATTAGAAAGATCCTCTAATCTTATCTTCTTTTGTCTTCTATTCAATTTACCATCCATCCATTGTATTTGGTTTATTAGTACCGGCTGCTTTCTTAATTTCCTTCATCCGGTCCTTAAATTCATTATCTGTTTTTGAGTATAAGTCTCCCACACCCCGTACTATCTTCGGAGAACTAAGAATTACTTGTCTGCAATTATGTTCTTCACAATAAGCCTTTGTATCTTTCCAGCTCATCATTTCGTTCCATTGTTCACCCGTCTCGTTATGACGGAAATCATATATTGGCATAATTACTTTTTTTTGTTTGTATAGCCAAAGTATATTTTAGCTTTTTTTTCTTGAGATCTTAACTTCTCGACATAGTATAGTGATCCGCCTCCTAGCGCGGCTGTTAGTAATAAAGCAATTTCTTGTCCTGACATTAGTTTCCTTTTAGTTAAATATTCGTTTTCCCCACACGCCTTCAATCAATTTTAGTGTGAGCCCCTTTACTTTTAGTTTTTTATTCTTGGCTTCAACAAGAATGTGTGCTTCCTGAGGGTGTAACTTCTCGAGAATGTCTTTGAAAATTTCATCACGTCTCATTGAAGTCAAATAAGTTTCACTAGCTAATGGCACAAGAAATTTAGTCATTAGCTGTAAACTACTTTTATGTGATACTAATCCGGCTGGCTTGTAGTCTATTTTTTTAGATACGTACAATGTCAGATTAGGATCAAAATTGACCTTCATAAGATCTCTTAAAGCTATACAATCATTATCAACTAGTACTTTCATTTTGTCAACTCTTTTAGGTGCGTCTGCAACCTCAACGAGTATTTCATATATCTGTTTCAATTAAAACTCCTCAATAACTTCAAGTAACATTTTCATCTCATTTTCAACTAAGTAATTAAAAATAGATCCCCTCATAGGATATTTATAATTTTCTAATTGTCTAAGTGAATCTTCTTTGATTTCTTTTGGTGTATATGTCAGATCAATCATCTCTCTATTTCTACAATAGTTTCTATATGTATTATCATCCATACCTAAATTTGGCGTATCACGGTTTTCCCAAATAAGATCCATTTTCTTTTTAGTCATTGGCGATTGACGTATCTTATCAGTAAATGTGTTATCAGGTGATAGTACGTTAGGAACTCCATCAGATGAATCACCCTTTAAGATATGATCAAACAAGTATCGTTTAGGGGACGACTCTGATTTTACCATTTTTTGTTGCATTGGTGACCATTGAATTACTTGGCCAGCCATATGTAATTGAATAAAATCTTTATCAGCTGATACAATTGCAACCTTTGATCCCCATGGATCATCTAATTCTCTAAGAGTTAATGCTCCAATGATATCATCTGCTTCTGCATTTTCCACACTAATAACAGCATATGGAAAATTAATTTTAATATCATTAGTTACTATATCTAATAATCTATAAATCTCTGACCAATCATATTTGGATTTATCTCTATTAGTTTTGCGTGCAGCTTTATACTCAGGATACACGCTTTTCCTCCATGATAAATCATCACAGCAAATAATCATTTTGCCCCATTCATCCTCTTTGAACTTATTTCTGTATAACCTAATGTTATTCAATATAATATGTTTAACAAGGTTTTCAGTTAGAGCTTCACCTCTATTCAATTGTCCCATAATAGAACCAATTGCTATACCATTATAATCTACAAGTACCATTTTATCCTTTCAAATTCTTTACCGAACCATAACCAATCTTGATTGCGATAATACCATTATAATTATTCTCATTTAAGAGAACATTCTCATCGAACTGTATCTTTGCTTCCATGTAGTTCGTTTCACCACGAGTATTACATAACAAAATAATTTCACGTTTGAAATTTTCCTTACCTAATTTATCTATATCTTCTAAAAGGCGCTTACTTGAACCGTAATAGTCCTGCCAATCAGTTTCTACTATTCGAATACGTTTATTCTTTCTACCTTTTAAAGGTTTGAGCTTACGTTTTGCTTTGAAGTATTTTCTACCAACGTAGTCATGCTGGTTAACCAAATTTGTAATTCTATAAATGAAGCCGTAATAATCACCAATATCAGCAGTAGTAAATGCTTTGTCTTCATATATCCAGGTCGCCTGATTCATTTGGGGTCTCGTGTAATGTATCGTAATAACTTAGACTACCGCCACAGAATGGACAGAATTCTATACTCTCTGGGTGAACATCTACATCAAATTCGTCCGTTTCAGGCCGGCTTATCTTAAAATGTTCATTACAATCAGCGCAGTGGTTTATCATATAGTCATCCCTTGAACTGAATAATAAGTTTCAAGATCATCACTTCCCCCAATATGAGTATCCCCTAAGAATACTTGTGGATAGGTTGTGGCTTCTGGAGCATAACCTAACATATCATTAAGAGTCCAGCTAAATCCATCTACTAATCTCACTTCATACGTATCACCATTTTTATCCATTAAATCTTTTGCTTTATCACAGTGCGAACAATACTCAGTCGTCCATATAATATTTTTACTCATAAACTCATTCCTTTAAATGTGTCTTCTTCGACATCTTGTTTAACTCCACCCACTACATACGCGGAGATCTCAGTTTCTTGTGGTGCAACTTGTACATTACCACCACCAATCCACTTTTCAGTCCATGGTAATGGGTTAGCTTGTTGCACATGGTATGGGCATGTGTATCCTAATGTTTTAATTCTTTTACTGCCTATCCAACGTATATATTCTTTTAATAAATTTGAGTTTAATCCAATCATAGATCCATCATTGAACAGATAGTCACACCACTCTTCTTCTTGGTCAATTACATGTAAGAACATATCCATTACTTCATCTTCAGTCTCGTCTTTAATCTTAACAAAGTCTGAATCTTCTTTGGTTAGATTCTTAATGATACCAATAGTAGTAGCAAGATGAGTATTCTCATCACGTGCAATTAACTTAATAATCTTAGCATTACCTTCCATCATCTTAAGTTCTGCAAATGCCCATGAACAAGCAAATGAAGTATAGAAACGAATACCTTCCAACATAAAGATGGACATTAAACATAGGTATAATGTCTTCTTGTGTTCGTACGAACCATACTTGCCATCATAGTTAATAAGGTTGTCGTAGTATGTGCTTATTGATGTGCCACACGTAACGATCTCATCAATTGTTAATAGTTCATCAAATACTACAGATGGATTTGGATATACATTCCTGATTAAGTGGGTATATGATCTCGAGTGTATCGTCTCGAAGAATGCCCAAGTCTCAATGAGAACCTCTAATTCAGGGAGGGAGACTATGGGCAGAAGAGCTATATTGGGAGATCTACCTTGAACCGAGTCTAATAAGATCTGACGTTTAAGATTGGCAGTAAAAATATGCTGCTCTGACTCCGTTAGTTTGGAGTAATCAATCTTATCTTTTGTAACGTCTATCTCATCCGGTGTCCAGTAGAACGATAGCATCTTCTCATAAAGTTTTTGGAATTGCGAATACTTTACAGTGTCGTATCTCGCAATGTCAACAGTTTCGTCGAAGAACATATTCTTATCAAGATAGTTCTTCTTATTTATTTCAAATACAGATCTCATATTATACTAAATAATTTCCGTTTTCGTCAGGGGTTACCTTAACTCTAAAACACATTCGTAATGCCATTTCTGGAGCATTACCAGCTGGAGTAATTCCAGTGTGTGTTGCAGATGATTCTTGAACAATAACTCTACCTGGTTTATTTCCTACAATGGTATTAGCGAATCCTAAGTTCCACCCACGTTTCCAATGGTGTTCACCAGTTTCTTCTTCACCGAAATATTGTACTTCGCCTCTCCATGAAGGTAACCATTCTTTATTAGCAATGAATAGAACAGTATACATTCCTTCTTCAGGATGTTTTTTATTGTCTTTATCATTACTAGTATCTCTATGGATAGCACCATCAGTATCTTGTTGATTTGTTAATGGTTTTCCACCACCAATAATTGATGCTCTGGCATTCAAATATACAGTCCAACCATTTCTAACACGTTCTGGTGATAGTTTATATTTTTTACAGTATGATCCATTAGGATCACTAAACATCATATCTGGTCCCATTAATCCTGGATGACCTTCAGGTATACCTTCCCACCAATTAGCTCTTCCACCAAAAATCTTTTCATTGATTTGGTTCCATAAAGCCTTAACAGGATCTAGATCATCTCTACGATTAAACTCTTGTCTAGTTGTAGCTACTGGATGTCGGTATAACGCACGTCTAACAAACTGTGGTATTTTATGATCATCGACTCCAGGAATATAGTCGAATTTTGGGATCTCTTTATCTGCCATAGCAAATCCCGCGTAATAAGGAACAGACTGAGTCCATTCATACATCGATTCACAAACATCCTCTGTTATAGCGTTATCGTAATATGTAACTCTTTTATTCAGTGGTTGTATTTTATTCATAATATTATATATCAAATTAGGAAGTAGCTTATTGGGACAGGGAAACTACTAAAAAAACCTTACCGGAACCTCGGGAGAAGGTGTTCGGTATTTTTAAAACTTTACTTCTGGAAAATCTTATATAGAACAGTCGCCGCAACTAAGCCAACTAAGCCTTGTGCACCGAGTGTTGCAACAATGCCGGTAATTGTACCGATAATATCACCACCAATAAATGGTACTGCTGCACCAAAAATAATTTGTGCCACGATTGCTAATGCAATAATTGCAACACCTGCTTCTGTTAGCTGTTTTGTCCAGCTTACTACGTTTTGTAACATAGTTCTACCTCTCTGTTATTAAAAAATAGTTTGACAACATTGCGGTTGCAGCATCCCATCCCTATTGGTGACCACTGATTTACTTAGACCGGAAAACCAGTATAAGTTGGATTTATTTATACAATTGCAATTCTCGCATTTACTTGAGTTTCACTTAACTTGTACTCTTTTCCATTAATAGCTTTAACTTCATATGGATATTTTTTAGCTCTTGTATTAAAACCAATCATCTTAAGTTCACCTAATTTAGCATCTCTAATAACATCACCAAATTTAAATTTAGTAAATATTAATGCTTGTTGGTTTTTCGTAACACCGCCAACGACTTTAGCTTCAATTTTAATTGTCGCTTCAGAACCAGAAAATTTAATACTTCCTGTTTCTAATTTGACGTTTATTTTCTTTTCGTATTTTGCAAGTACCGCATCTAATTCGTTGCGTAATGCAGTTAAAGATTGTTTGTTAAAATCACCATTCACTTTTTTCATTATATAGCCTCACTTCATTGTTAATATAGTTATATTATATCATAGTTTTGAGGTCTTGTACAACTATTTAGCATACAAATAGTGTGTCTATTCTTTTAACCATTCCCCAAGATATTTTGTATCATCAGGATCAAATCCTTGATGAACATCGCAATTATACATTCTAATCATTTTGGCCATGAATTCATCATCATCTATATCCATAGGCAAATGATCTTGACACTGGAGTGTTTCCATCCATTCAAGGTATTCTATTTGATCAGTAGTATGTAAGTCGTCC